AAGTTAAAACCTTATATAAATTAGTGTTTTTCACAGAGTCAATACTATTCTTGCCACTTACATCAAAAACACCATCTTTTGATAAACTGTATAAAGAATTTAACCAACCATAGGGTTGTATATATTTTTTATACAAACTTCTTGTATCTACACCACCTGTTCTACTTTTGTTCCCCCCGTAAACATTTGGAAATGATTTCTCAATTTTAGATTTTGTATGCTTAAAAAAAAACTGAACTCCCAAACTATATCCATTGTGAGTTTTTTAAATCTCTCTGTCTTTTTGGGTATTTCTTTATCATCATACTTTTCTCCTATTTTTCTACACAAAATAGCCATCTGTTCAGGTAAAACATCAAAAGAGCCATGTTTCATGTGCTCTATAGTCATGTCTAATTGTGTTGCTTCTATATAATCTCCAAAAGTATTATCATACATAGCTTCCTGTGGGAAAAAATACTCTTCTTCTTCAAAAATAAAACTTTTTAAACCTTTAGGCTTGTATTCTT